CTCAGCAAGGTCAAGAGCCGGTAACTAACCAGCACTTGAAGGCGATGCGTCTTAAGAATGCCGAACTCGAAAGAGAACTGAGACAGCTTCGTGAAAATCAGATGGCCATTATGCAAGCCCAGCTTTCTAATGCGCCCGCTGCCAAACAGGAAGTCGATGAGTTCGATAAGATCGGTGATGAAGAGTTCATTCCTTTAGGTAAGGTGAAGAAACTAGCTGAGAGAAATACTCAGAAAGCCCTCAAAAATACCGAGGAACTCGTGCAACGTGAGGTACAAAAAGCCCTCAAGAAGCAAGAGGATACTCAATTCATGGATCGCTTGAATCGTCAATACTCAGATTTCTCCGAGGTCGTCAATCCTGAAACTTTATCAATATTGGAAGAAAAGGAACCTGAGTTGGCGGCGATGATGGCGGATCTAAAAGACCCGTACAAAATCGGAGTACAAAGCTACAAATACATCAAAGCGATGGGGCTTTCGAAAAAAGCAACTGAGAGTAGGAGAGAGAAGGAAGTAGACAAGGCTATCGAGAAGGCAGAGAAGGCGGTAACGTCTCCTATGGCCTACGATAAGCGGCCTATAGCCCAAGCTTTCAAGCTAACCGATGCTATGAAGAAAGATCTTTATCGTGAGATGCACGGTTATGCAGCCCTCGCTAGCTCGGTTCCCGAAATGACCTAAGGGTCAAGGGAACATGAACTATGACAGTATCAATCGCATCGTTACCACCGCAAATACAACAGCGGTATAACGCAAAATTGCTGTCGACTCCAGAGCACAACTTGATTCACCAGTTGTTTGCTACACCAGTGGAGTTGCCAGACAATCAAGGGTTCATTGATCGTCAGTCACGTTATGACAGGCTAGACCTGTTTGAAGTGCCTCTCGATGATGGACAAAACAACCCACCACCACAACAGCTTAACCGCGTTGATGTGGACTGCCGTGTACGCGTCTATGCGACTTACATCGTATTGACTCGTCAGGTCACGATCACCAATGAAGACCCCGTATTAAATTCTGCCGCGGCTCGCCTTGGACAGTCTCTCCGTGAGACCCAAGATGCCCTCCAGAGAGATAACTTGGAGTCTTCAGCGTCAATCATCAACTGTGTTGGCGGAACTAACGGCGACATCCCAACGGAGATGACAATCTCTGATGTGGACGACGTCTTTACTGTTCTTCAGAACAACAGTGGTGAGTACATCACAAACATCGTAGAAGCTGAATTGCGCTTTGGAACATCACCAATTGGCGATGCCTATGGTTGCATGTTGACTACTAGGATGATCCCTGTGTTGTACAACATGACTGGATTCATCAAGAAATTCCAGTATCCGAACATCTCGCAAACGTTGAGCGTCGAGATCGGCGGAGCTAACAACGTACGCTTCTTTGCTTCTGAGCAAGGTTCTGTCACTCCCAATGCTTCAATGCTTGGAAATGACATTGCTAACTGCTTTGTTTCAGCAAAAGAGGCTTACAAAGTCGTGTGGCAAGCAGGTGGTAAAGCTCGCTTTATCTACCTACCTCCTGGATACAACAACGACCCATGTATGCTTCGTCATACAGCCGGTTGCTCGTTCTATCAAGGTCAGTGCATCACCAACGATCTCTGGATTCAAAACTTACATTCAACAGGGATTTAAGGAGGCACCACATGTTACCATATTCTTTTATTGGGTCTTGGACCTACACAAACGCAGCGACACCAGTTGCTCAGAACATTCCTATGACAGCGAAACCTGATTGGGTTTTTGTCAAGGATTTGACTAACTGGGGTGCGCAGTCAACCGCCGCCAATCCGATCTATTCCGAATGGTTTAGCTCGATGGCGCAAGGTTCCTATTTAGCTCTTGGGCAACCAAGTTCTACAGGAGCCGGTGTCACCACGTATGCCTCACAAGGCACATCTGGTGGATTCACTTTCATTGACCAAACTAACCCTCCAACTTTTGCTAAAGTTGCGGTTACCACAGTCAATGGAACGACATTTGTTGTTGCCACTGCAAACACAGCAGGACTTGCTGTGGGCGATACTGTTCGATTAATCAATATCGTCGGTGGTCAGCAAATTAGCGGCCCGAACCTTTACCAAATCACAGCTATTACAGCCAACACAAGCATTACGCTTGGATACGCTGCATCGGCTGCGAGTGCGGGCTTAGTGGTTGCGAACGCAACAACTGGATTTTACCAAAAGGTTTATCCAGGGAAGTTTCTACCTAACACATTGCCAGTTGCTTACATCACGCAAGCGACTCAAGCAGTCGTGTACTTCTTCAGACAAAACCCATACACACCAGGGGAACTTGTAGATTTCCAAATCCCAACGCCTTACGGCATGACTCAGCTGAGCAATTTAACAGCTAAGTCGGGAAGTGGCCCATTCTCAAGCAACCCATCGGGTGCAGCTCGGATTTTGAGTGTAACTAACTCCGCAACGGTCTCCTCGATCACCATCGACGTAGACACAACCGGATTTACTGCATTCCAATTCCCAACATCGGCAGCTTTTGCCGGTGGAGCTTCTCCAGCGGTCTGTATGCCTGCCGGTTCAGGTGTTGTGCCTCTTAACGGAAGCGCGACAATTCCTGCATCACCTCCAGGAACCAATCTAGCTGACGCATTCGACAACTTGTCGCAATACGTCATGAACATCGGTTTGTCTGCTGTAGGGGTAGCAAGCGCCAACATGCAAGTGTTTGCGTTCAAAGCTGATTTCGTAAACGGAATCACTAATGCGTAACCAAGTGGAGGGGGTTATTCCCCCTCCTTTTTTAACTAAAGGATTTAAAAATGGAAGTCAGAGAATTAAATAAGAAACCAAAGAATTCATTACCTCCTGCGGAGAGAGATGAACTGGTTAAAAAGATGCGCAAGGAAGACGACAAAATCCGTACAGGGATGTTCGAATTCCTAGATGCCCAAGGTGGGTGGCTAGAGTTTGCCTATAGAAAATACCCAGGCGAACCCATTCAGATGATTAAGCTGATTCATGGTGAGATTTGCGATCTTCCTATGGGAATCATCAAGCACTTGAACAATACAAAGAAAAAAATCCGTCGTTACAACATGGAATTGCCTGCTGCCGGCTCAAGACCTCCTCGCAGCTTCGAGACCGTGTCAAGGGTGAGATTTACCCCAACGGATGTGTTGTGAGTGCCCCATATAACTCAAACTATGGGCCACCATTTGGATCGGACTTTATTCCGAACCTGCAATACATAACGGAAATTACCCAGGCGTTCCCTGCTATTGTTACTTTTGCTGGCAATCATAATTTTACCATAGCTGAATGGATAAGCTTTCGCGTTCCTCCGGCCAATGGGATGATTCAGCTTAATAATCAAAAGGCCCAAATATTATCTATAACGCCGACAACTGTAACAATAGCAGTAGACACGACTAATTTTTATCCGTTTATATCAGTAGAAGACCCACAGGTTCCTTGTGTCGCGGTTCCGGCCGGTTCCGGAATCATTCAAGGCACCACGACGGTCACTTTAGAAGATGCATTTGATAATAGGCCGGTAACATGAGCACATTTGTACCTACATACCCTCTGTTTCCAACCTTAGCGAACGCAGTCACTAAGACTCGTAAGCTGACAGGTTCGAGTAACTCGTTTCAGGTGACGGATTCTTATATCGTCCAGCAAATGCATAGCTTCTATGCCTACGATTTGCCAGCCAAATTCAGGTCTTTGAAGTTGAAGGATGTTTATACATTCACGACTAATGTCGGTCAAGATGTTTATCCTTTTAATAGCGAACTTTATATCACAGTTAATCAGCCATGCATGTGTGCTAAAAGAGAAATTAAACTCTTTCATAATCCATGGACGTTTTATGCAGCCAATTTCAACTGGCAACAATTTACTAATTTCGCCTCAGGTGATGGAACTACCGGATCACAAACCGGACTAATTACCAATATAACAAACGCAACAAACGCAGTGGTCACGGCTCCAAATCACGGCCTTGTTTCAGGAACCACAGTCATTCTAAATAACGTCGCGGGCATGACCGAAGTCAACGGAAATGCCTATACAATTGCTGTTATAGACGTAAATGACTTCTCAATAGGCGTTAATTCAACTACATTCGCGGCGTACACTTCAGGAGGGTCTTGGTATTCCTCACCCTATAATGGCTTCACTACAGCCTTCCCATTCATCCCGAGTGTAAACAACGATCCAGGCCCTCAAAATAGTCGTAACCTTTTCTTCCCTCAGAGCCGAGTTCAAAACATTCTTATCACGGCCAACGTTATTGGAGCCAATGGAGTGGGTCAGACGCAGAACGTTACCGATGATGGCGAAGGTAATCTGATTCAAATCTTCCAGACAAGCAACAATGGCAACCAAGAGTATGGCTGGACTTACTATCGCCAATACGCATCTTCGACTCCTAATCAGCCAGGAAACGCCACTATTAATTATCAGACGGGGGAGATTTCTGGTTTGACATTCGCTGAGCCTATTCCGGAAGGGGTTCCCATTCAGATTCAATACAACCCCAAAAAGTTCTCCATTCCTTTAGCGATCATGTTCTATCAGAACCAATTCACTCTATGCCCAACCCCAGATAAAGGCTACACAGTAGAACTGACTTGCTACCGACAACCTATCCAAGCTCTATTAGCCTCTGACATGGCAGGCAATCCCGAGCTTTCTGAATGGTGGGAAATTCTCGCTGTGGGTGCTTCTAAGAAGATATTTGAAGAGCGCTTGGATTCCGACGGAGTCATGTTCATAGATAAGATGCTTAAAGAGCGCTACGACATCATCGAGACAAGAACCTATGCCCAAATAGGACAAGAAAGAATTTCAACAATCTATACCGATCAGCTGACAGAAAACTACGGTTCCGGTGGCGGCTTAACAAACTTTGGGTCGATATGAAGAATAAGAAGAAGAAGAGTAAACCGCAGAAATTACCGGAACTCAACAAGAAGAAAAAAATTAAATCATTGCCAAACAAACCTATTCCGCTCGGCGGTGGGCCATTTGTTGGGCGACATACTACAGGGTAATCATGGCTGTCATTAAGGGAAAAGAAAAGAAATTGAAAAAGCCTCTCTCCCCAGCGAAAGCAAAGCTGAGTAAAGAGTCTAAGAAGAAGTTGCGCGACCCAAGAGCCGTGCAGCCTATCCCAACAGTCTGTGTAAGCTAAGGGGGAAAAGAGATGCCTATTCCAACATACACCCCAGGATACCCGCCAGATGGGTCATCACTAGGGCAAACTAAGTCGACGATAAGGAATAACCTCGATGGAACGTTCGAGACACTTGCTGTCGACCATATTAATAACAACGGTCAGCCAGGGTCTCAGCCAGCTGGATATCACACGGTCATTCATCAGGTCACACAGACGAATGTTCCGGTTATCGCAGGCGTAAATCAAGTATTTGCGGGAGTTCCTGGAACATTGATTGTCAATGGAGTAACAACTCCGGCTCAGCCACCCGATGGATTTACTCAGCTTTATTCTCTTAGCGGAGGAAGTAGACTCAGTCAGCTCACCGGAGGAGTATCAGCCACTCCTAATGGGTATGCTTGGGTGGGTGGAATCTTATTCCAATGGGGTCGTGTCGCTTCTCCTCCTCAAGCAGGAACTGTAAGTTTTGCGGCT